ATTTGGAAAGATTATAAGGATTTAAAAGAGAATGGTGCAACCCAAAAGTATATTATGCTTTCTTTGCAACAAAAATACTCCTTAAGCGAACAACATCTCTATAAAATACTCAAAACTAAAAGGGAGCCAAGCTTCTTTTAATTCTCCCTTGCAAACTCTCTAAAAACCCTCTCCCTCTCAAGTATTGGATATTGCTTATCCCAAGCTTCCATAAGTTTTCTCTCTTGATCTGAGAGCTTTATATTATAGGTTTTGCTCATATAAAGATAGCTTCTAGCAATCCAGCCCTTAGAATAATTAGCAGGATAGAATCTCTTGCCTTTAAAATCTGTAAAAACTTTGCAGTTTCCATATTGCGTATATTGCATATCTTTTGGAGACTCCGCATATCTATAATTGCTTCTATCCCCATTAATCTCTCCAATTGCTGGAACAAGATTTTGTAAATCCCCCTCCATTTTATTAAAAGTTGCATCATTTTGGCATTCTTTTCTGCCTCCTTTCCTCCAGCAAGGCAAATGTTGCCCGAAGTTGTGAGCGGGCATAATGTGTTCCCATTCAATCCTTTTTGCCCTCTGGTTGATATTGCCCTTTTTAGTCTTTACATTGCGTGGAGAATAAGCCTGACTAGGCACAATTTCAAAACGATTTTTTACCCACTTAAAAGGAGCATTACAATAAAAGTCGGTTTGGTATTGCGAATAGTCTTGGTAGAATTTTGTCAGTATCTTTTTAGCTTCGCTAAAGTTTTGCTCGGCAAAAAGAAAATGCGCTAAAAATAGAAATGCAACTACAATCCTCATTTTACTCTCCACATTTACAAGTTGGGCTTATTGTGCCATCGCAACACTTCTTCTTATTGCCACTACAACCACATACACCTCCATGATGAGAGCAACAACCCCTACGATTCACATCAGCAACATTTGCAACACAGATTTCTTTTTGGGGATAAGAATTTTTTGCAATTTCCTTGTCTTTAAAGGTTTTAATTTCATTTGCGTTTAATAATACAGAAAACAACATAATCACAGCGATTTTTAGCATAATAACTCCTTTAAAAATTATTTTAAAAAAAATAACTTTTTCTCTTAAAAACTGCAAACCACAGCACACACTAAGCTGTGGAGAGTTAATGTTGTCTCAATAAAAAACAAGGAGACACAATGATTTTAGAAATTATCCATAAAAAAGAAAAGGTGTTTTTATCTTTAAACATAGATCAAAATTCAGAGATTGGATTTTTGGCTAATAAAAAAGGAATTAAAATAACTTGTAATGGTCTTGAATGTGAGATTGAAATTAAAGCAAATTTTAATGCTTTAAGCAATGCGGTTTGTAGAGTAAGAGAAAGAATTTATGAGGCTTTAGAAAATAAAGATGTTTCTTTGGTGATTGATTTGGAGGGAGTGATTGAGGATGTAGCTGAAGAAATGAAAGATTGATTTTTGATTTAAAGGATTATCTTAACACATCCTTTAAATAATCCACCACTTCTTTTTCTAATTTATCTTCTAAGTCTTTTGGAATCTCACCATTACTTTTAATAGGCATAAAGGGACGAGCGGGAATATTTACCTTTTTGCCTCTCCCTGCTTTCCCCCCAAATTGATGAATAGCCGCATAGGTTTTGTTGGTTCCAACTCTTACACTATTACCTGTGATTTTTTGCGTAAATGATTGTGAGAGATGTCCGCTTTTAATTAAAATCTTATTCCCTCTTTTTCCTGCAAGAGTTTTAGGAGAATTTGGCTTCCATCTCCTACCAAAGGGAGAGGTTTGTTTATCAAAAGATTCCTCTGTAACATTTTGTAAAGTATTAGCAATTCTCCTTAGAAGCGGTTTTTTGTTTGCTAATACCTTACTTAACTTTTCTAGCCTGCCTTTTAACTTTTCAATACTAATGATGATTTCTGCCATAATCAATCCATATATAGTTTCATTATGCTAACCACCATATTTTTATCGGAATTACAACACTGCTTTAACAAATCCAAATGGCAAATTTTCTTTTGCATTTTTTCCTCCTTTGTGGTAGAATATTCATATTGGGCGAATAGATGGCAGCAATGAGGTAGTCTGGACACTCTATCAAGAGTGGGGATTGTGGGTTCAACTCCCACCTATTCGTCTGGTATTCATTTTATCTCTTTATATTTTTTGCTGTCTTTGCTGTATTTATCAATTTTACTAAGCGTTACAATCACATTTGTTTTTCCAAAGCGTTTAATCTTGTAATTTGGTGTTACAACAATCTTATTTATCTTTGTTTTATCCTCTTTATCCTCAAAAAAGTAAATTAAAGAATCCTTATCCCAATACACTTCTTTTTCCTCTTCAAGCACATTGACAATCTCTCTAAACTCCTCTATTCTTAAGGCTTGATTATAGGTTGCTTTTCTTGTAGGTGAAGCATGGAGTAGATTATTTTTTGATAAGATTAAATAGTAATCCTCAAACTTTAAGCCTAGTGTTCTTTCTAAAAAGCTCTGTATTTTTGGGCTTATCTTACCTACTTGCACATAGGCAGCAGGATAAGCCTTATTACCTTTCACCAATACTTCATCAATCATTGCATTTAAGCTAGTTTCCCAAGTCTTTTTAAGCGCAGCATTTGGAATCTTTTTTAAGCTTTCCACAAATACACTCTTATTAGGATTCTTTTTAAACTTCTCTAACTTTGTTTGTAAAATAGAATCTAGGCTCTCATCTTTATTTAATCCTCTCTTATCATAGCTCCAATCCTTACTTGCAATAGGAAGAGGAGGTGTTTGTGAAATACTAAAGCCTTCTCTTTCACACTCTTCTTTACTATAAGCCCTTACTACACATCTACAATTCCAACCATTAGGTGGATAATTTGTTTTCCAAAAGGGGTCATCTCTATGTAAGGTAATGCCTTGCATTTTTAAATGACTTGGTCTAGTCAATCCATCTTGGAGTGCAATATACCTTAGATAAATCTCACCTTCTAGTGCGTATTGTGCTTTAGCTCTACCTTGTGCGTTTGCACTTCGCATATTGGTGTTATAGATTTTCTTTAATCTTGTATTATTAACATTAATCGTTTTGCTCTCTCCTGTTTTATCATTGATTACTTCTACCTTGCCTAACCAACCCTTTTTCGCTAAGGTGGGTTTAATCTCTTTTTTCCAAACTTCAAAGCTTTTGCCCTCACTTTGAGCTTTAAGCAAAGAATCTTGAATATCACTTAATAGATCTAGTTTGGTTACTTTAGCAATGGTAAAAGCCTTTAAGTGTGCTTCGTGCATAACCTCGTCATAATTAAAGCTAAGTTTGGGTTTCTTTGCTTTTAAGGCTTTTATGTTTTCCTCTGGTGGGAGATTAAAATCAAAGCTAACCATTGATTGCCCCATAGATTTGTGCGTTCATTATGGCTTTAGCTAAAAGAGCCTCTGCTATTTCTAAATCCTCTCCCTGCAAAGATTTTTCTATGGCGCTCAAAACTTCCTCAAAGCTCTTAGCATTTTCTAATAGGGATTGTAAATCTAAGTCTTTAAGCTTTAGATTCTCTATCCAATTATCAATCTCATCAAAAGCTATATTTTTATTTAAGGGTAATTTAAAAGGGATTAAAGGAGTATTTAAGGCATTTTTAAAAGGTTTAAAATCTTTCTCTCCTTTTTTTGTAGTAGAGTAATTCTCTGCACTTAATTCTTGCTCTTTTATTAGCGCTGTAGTCTTTATATTGTAGGTCTTTTCTATATACTCTTGGGTGGGTTGGAATCCCATTTCATAGATAGTCTTATCCCTATTAGCAAGTTCTAGTTTTGGTTCATCTTCGTTAAAGAGTGAAAAGGTAATTTCCTCTTTTATGCCATTGAGTTCTTTAAAAAAGCTAATCACACGATTGCAAACATAGCATAAAATACGCTCATCACTTAGAGCAATCTCACTTCTAATCTCATTATGAGCTTGTGCTGCTGCAAGGCTTCCTTCCTTGACTTCACCTGTTAAGTTCCCCCCTAAGATAAAACGAGTGATTTGGCTATCACAATATTGTATTAAGTCTTTAAAATCACTCTTTGCGCTAGGCTGGATTAGCTCTATCTCCTCTTCTTTGTCAATAACAGCTGTTGAGCCATTTAGCATATTAGAGACTTCATAAGCTAAACTTTGCGGGTCATCATCAGTTTTTGCAATAGCCCAAGGCTCTCCAAATTTTTCTAAAAACCTTATCCAAAAATCTAATCCCGCATTTTTAATATTCACACTAAAGTATAAATGCCGCAATGTAGATTCTCCATAGGGGACACGGAAGCTTTGGTTATAAATTCCATATACTACTTTAAAAGGTGGAATTTCCTCCTCTCCTCCATTCCCTAAAAAGACTAACTTACCCTCATTGTTAAACTTAAATTCTTGAAAATCTCTGCCTACAAGGCTAGGAACAAGAAGCCCCCCTTTCCTCTCCCAATTAATCTCAAACACATTAATCCCATAAAGGAAGGTCTCTAGGATTTGTGAGATAATAGAAGCGTGAAATACACTCCTAAGAATTTCTTGGTATTTTGTATTTTTTGTAGAAATAATCACTTCCTTTTTTTCAATATGAGCCTTTCTTGAGAGTGTGCTTTGGCTAACTATTAAATCCCCCATAATTATCGCAATATCTTTGCGGCTTAAAGGTTTTTGGTAAGGGGTATTTAGTAATTCTGCAATAAGGGTATTGTGGGATAGAAAATTTTTTGTCATAATCGAAAGCTCCTTTTAGGCTTTAAAAGTGTATAGTCTATAAGCCTCTTGTTTTTCTTTTTGAATTTTAAAAGAGCATACGCTCCTTGCAAAGCATCTGGTAAATCATCATTTTTGCCATCGGGGAATTGTTCTAGTTGCTCTAGGAGTAAGGTTTGGCTCTTGTGAAAAAGAATTTCTCCATCTTCAATGGGGATCTCTAATTTCTCTATACGCTCTTCTTTGTTTTGCGTGTTTGTTATAGCTTTGATGTGAATATTAATTCCCTTGCTTAAAGCCTCTTTTTTGATATAGTCTTTTAAAAAATCCCCACCAAAGTTTGTTTCAAGGGCGGCTTTATTGGGATTGTATTTTTTGTAAAGATCTAAGAATTTTTTTGTAACCTCTTTGGTCTTAAAAATCCCACCCACTGCCTCTAGCACATAAGTTTTTTCCTCAAAAACTCCAAGCACACACAAAGCAGTAAAATCAGAATTTTTACGAGCGCAAGCGGGGTCTAAAAACAGGGTTATAAGATCAAACTTCTTAGGCAATCTTTCATAAAAATGGAAGTTTTCAGGCTTGAAAGTTTGGGTTTCTATGTTAGGTTCATTTTGTTGCTCTTTAGCAAAAGCTCTTGGGTTTTGGGCTCTAATTTCCATTAGCTTTTTTAAATTTAGAGCTTCTCCCCAAAGAAGCTCTGCTCCTTTTTCCATTGCTTTGGTATGTTTCTTATAAAAATCCTCTGCAACTTTGGAATCTCTTAGATAAAGTGTGTTAAAGCAATCCCATAAATCCATACGATTGGGGAATTTTATAATGCTTTTAAATTTTTTTGGATGCCAAAAGCCTAGTGAGAGTTTGCGGTTTAGCACAGAATCATAATGTAGTATCGTTCCAATATAGAGCACATCCATAGAGTGGGTAACGTCTCCTAAATTCATAACCGCAGAATCTAACCAAGATTCTAATTTATCCCTTTGCTCTTTAGAGCGGACGTTGGTATCATTTTCTAAATCATCTAAGATACACAAATCAGGTCGCAATGCCCCAAACTTAACCCCTCTTAGTCGCTTCCCACTCCCAAAGGCTTTAAGCTTAACCCCATTTCTTGTAACAAACTCTCCTACTTTCCAAGAATCGCTAATGCCACAAGCCTCTGGAAAATCAAAAGCCAAATTAGCATTTCCCTCTAATTCTGCTTTAATCGCTTCTAAATTCCCCTCTACCAATTCCACAGCGTCTGAAATCTCTACAATAAAAGTTTTAAATTTAAAACAAATACACCATAATGGAAAGAGTTGGGCTACATAGGTTGTCTTAGCATTCGCTCTTGGAGCAGCATAGGCATAAGCTCCGCCCCCATTGCCTTGTGCAATTACTTCAAAAGTCTTTGCTAAGTCCAAATGCAAGGCACTCTGCCCCTTAAGAGTGAAATAATGGGGAAAGTAGGTTTTTGCAAAATAAAGAAAATCTTTGTTTGCCCTCTGCTTTCTCTGTTCCCTCTGCTCGCTTTTAAGTGTTACATCACTAGAAATTTGGTTTTTTAATTCTTGTTTTTTATCTTGAAGCCAAGCAATAAATTCGGCTCTTGTTAGAGTCTCTTGATGGTTGATGTTCTCTTTAAGGGATTCTTTAAAAGATTCCAATTCTGCTTTTGAAAACATCAACCCTCCAAAGAAGAGAGCTTTTCAGTTAATCTGTGATTTTCAATCAAATTAACAATAACCTTTAGGCATTCACTCTCACCTGCAAGTTTTAACTCTTCTAAAAGTGTTTCTAGGGTGCGTTTAATTATGCTTAATCTATAAGTTTTAGGGTCTTCTAAGGAGGCTACCTTATTCATTTTAGCAAAGGAATCTCCTAGCTTAGAGAGGGCTTGGGCTTTATCTTTAGCACTTAAAGTGCTCTCTCTAATTTCTCTAATGGCTAAATACATTTCCTCTACAAAGCTTTGATACACTTCCCCCCTATCTCCTTTTAGTTGTGTGAAAAAATCTGCTCTTTTCATATCCCACTCCTTCGTTTTATAATTAGCGATAGTTCGTACATTTTTATGGAGTATTTCTGCGATTTTGGCAATACTATAACCTTTAGAGTATAAATCAAAGGCTAGAGTGCGTGTATCTTTAGTCATAGAGCCTCTTTAAATCAAGTTTGTGTTGCTTGTGGATAAAACAGCGATTTTTTGGGTAAGAATTATCCTCTAGGCTCGTTGGGATTTTCCCCTTTGCCATCTTGCCTAGCCACTCTAAAGCTTCAGCCTTAATAGAGTCTAGTTCTTCTTTTGGATAAGAATTGCGTCTTTTTAATTCGACGATAGTAAGCTTGGTGCAAATATCTTTTAAAAAAGGGGTAGGATTGCTAGGTAGCTTGAAAAAAGAGGCAATAAGGTTTTCTGCATCTTTGATACAATCATCAATTACACAGCGATTCCAAACTCCTTCCCCGTGAATATCACTTAAATCCCTAATCTCATTAACGCCTAATTCATCGATTAACTCCGATTCAGTAATTATTGGTTTTTTAAAAGAAAGTCCAATCTTTTTAGGGGGATAGGAATCCTCATCCTCTAAAAATTCTTGTTGTTCCTCTTCTTGATTATTTTTTAGATTCTTATCTTCTTGCAAATCTGTGTTTGTTTGCGCTGCTTCTTTTAGTGTTTGCTTGAGTTCTTCTTTTTCTTCCACTTGAAATCCTTAACTCCAAAGCTCATCGAGCGTTTTAATGTTGGTATCTAAAAAAGGTAAAATAACCCTATCTCCAGCATTTAAAATGGGTTTTTGGGTAAGGTTAGGATTAGCGCTTAAAACTTTAGAAAAAAGTGCTAAAGTTCCATAATATTGATAAACAATAGTATCTAGTCTCTCTCCATCTTTAGCAATATAGATATGTCCTTTGCTCTCTAAATCCTCTTTTAAATTTTGGTTTATTTTTTCCATATCTTATCCTTGAAAGTTTTTTAAAAAGTCTTATACCTTTTAAAGCTTCTTGTAAATGCGTTTAAAACCTTTTAAAAAATTTAAATAAGGGTTAGATACCCTTTAGGTATCTTTTTGCCTTTTATGCCCTTTTTAAGCCCATTCTAGTTTTACTAATGCATCAGGACGCACACAAATGGGTAAAACATTGCTCTCTGTGTGTAGGCAATACCCCCTACCTTGTGCTAATTCCTCAGGCTTTGCTGCAAAGAATTTCTGTGCACTTAAGTTTAAGGCTTGCGTATGATGTGCTCTTGAATAGTGTA